AATGGCAGCGCACCCCTACAGGCATTGTTGTCCATGACAGGTTCCGAAAGCACGGATGACCCTAAGTACAACCACTACCGCGACGAACTTCCAGATCGCAAGTTGACAGTCAACGGTGCAGTTGCATCGACTTCGACTGCCGCCTTCACTATCGACGCTGAAAACGTAGACAAAAACTTCGTCGTGCCGGGAACCATTTTGATTAACGTCGCCACTGGCGAAGTTATGCGTGCGACTGCCGCAGTGAACGCTTCACACTCAATCGCGGTTGAGCGTAACATCGGTGGAACTTCACACCAAATTGCTGATAATGCAGATATTATTATCGGTGGGTTTGCGGATACTGAAGGCGGGTCAGCCCCGACTGCAATCTCGTTCGACCCGACTATGGATTTCAACTACACGCAAATCTTTAAGTCGAGCGTACAGGTTACAGGCACCTTGCAAAACACCTACTTGCGTACTGGTGACAAAGAGCAAGAGCAACTAACCAAAGCACTCAAGATGCACATGTCCGACATCGAACGGGCCATGTTCTTCGGGAAGCGTGCAGAGGTAAACGGCTCGACTGCATCGCCCCTTCGTTTCACAGGTGGTCTGCGTAACAGCATCACTGGTGTGACCGATGGCGCGTCTTATGGTGCTTCGTCGAACGTCATCACGGAGAAAGAATTTGATCGCTTGTTGATCGAAAACATCTTCGCATATGGCGGCTCGGAAAAGGTAGCGTTCTGTGGTGCTCGCGTAATCTCTAACCTAATGGAGATTGGCAAGAACCGTTGGCAGCCAACCCAGATCGACAACGCATATGGGGTATCGCTGTCGCGTTACACTACATACGCTGGCGACCTGTTGGTCTACATGCACCCGATGTTCCGTCAGGTGCCGGGTCTGGATCAAGAGATGATCATTCTCGACATGAGCGAACTGAAGTATCGCTACATGCAGGGTCGTGACACTCAGCTTATCCGCGACGTGCAGGCACCAGACTTTGATGGTGTGAAGCACATGTACCAAACCGAGTGCGGCTTAGAAATGCTACAATCGAAAGTACACCATCGCATCAAGGGTTGGAGTGCCGTCTCCTAACGAGGACGAACCGCTCCACAAAACTCTGTAGACTAGGGGCTGTAAGTAATTGCAGCCCCTTTTCATGTGGAGAAGACATGTCGGTACTAGACAAAAAGAAAGCGGCCAAAGCTAAAGTCGTAAACAAGAAAGCACAGGAAGCCGCAAGCTCAATTCGCAAGCTCCCTGATACGACTATGTTCATATCTAAGAACGAAGAAATACAACCTATTTCCATCTTTGTAATGGGTGAGGAAGTTAGATCGCGTTGGAATGGCGACCTAGAATACCTAACGTGGAATGTGCCTGCTCATCTCGTCGAGCGATTTGAGATGCACGAATTTATCGTACAAGGACGCATCATCCGAGCGGAGAGCGACTAATGGCATACCGCACCTACGACAGCGCGACTATAACAGGCAAGCTGCCTGCGAACGACGAGCCTCGTCACGACGACGAAGACGGCAAGTCAGTCGTCGGTGCGGTAGACTTACGCAAGTCCATTGACGCGACTACGACGAAGACGGCAGACGCAGCTTGGCGCGAAGGCGATCAGGCTCGTGAGAAGCGCAACCGTTTTTCTGGCAACAACCCGCACCTCAACTCGCCGTACTCGAACCTCGAAGCCTTGGTCATGCAATCCCTTCGTCGATATGGCGACATGCACCCCGGCACTGTCGATGGCGAAGTTATGATGATGTTCATAGAATTTGCTAACCTTGTGATTGAAGATTTGCGGGGCCACCCCTATTGGGACAACCCCGAAATGAACTACTACACCCACCCGTCCGAAACCTTGCCGATCCCTGACAACATCATGGTGTCCGGCTTGCTGTATCACTACGCAGTGCAGCAGCAGTCGAACAAGATCGAAGCCTATGGCCCGATGTATTTTAAGATGATGAACCGCGTGCTGTACCACCGCAAGTATGGCTCTGGCAAAATCGAAGTCAGCCCGTGGGACGTATCCCAAAAGCCGACTGGCACACAGTCTTACAACACGGGGAGATAACGGTTGTCTACGACTTACGCGCCCAGTGGAGTAAAGGTAAAAGTTTACCCATACGAAGACTTCCAAGGTATCGACGCAAGTCGTGACGTGGGTGCTCTCGACACTGGCAAAAAGCAGCACATGTTTCGCATCCAAGACGGCTACGCCGACTGGCGCGGCACACTGGTGCGTGACCCCGGAGCCATAAGCCGATCCGAGACTAACAAATACATTAAGCACCTTAACTTTTTTGGGCGCGACTTAGCCGTTTGGGCGCAAGTCGATGGTGGCGGTACGACTTTAAAGTCAGAGCGTGAGCACATAAAATCTGAGGTTTACCCTAAAGCCGCAGTAGTCACGTCTACCAACTTTAACAACAAGGTTGTGTTCGCCAGCCGCGACTACGGCATGTACCAGTACGACGGCTTCAAGTGGTCAGACATCACAGCCAACAGTGACCCGCGCCCAGCTTACATTGTGTCGATCCAAAGACGACTAGCAATCGCTGGGATGCCCGGAAAGCGCACCGTCATAGACTTTAGCCGCGTGGACAGCGAGGACATATTTACGTTCGATGAAGACGAGAACTCTACGTCTGTGCTCAAGGGCGCAGACATCGACGTGGGTAACATCATCGGCACCGCAGACGAGATTAAGGGTCTGGGCGTATTCGAGAACACGCGGCTGGCTGTCTTCACAAACGATAGAACCGTGGCATACGACCTTCATCCCGACTACACGCAATGGCAGATCGTGGATAAGATGAACGTCAACATTGGGTGCATCAGCCACAACACAATTAAGAACGCTGGCTCTGACCTAATGTTTTGCTCACGCGACGGCGTACACTCGCTTCGTCGCTCGGAAACAAACGGCGTTACTCTTTACACCATCCCTATGTCAAACAAAATCGACCTGACTTACCGCGAGCTTTTAAGCCACGTCGATGACCATGAAGCGATCAGTGCTTTCTTCGATCAAGACGAAGGTCAGTACCACATCTTTTTCCCGTTCTCGGAACAGATAACCAAGCGGCTAACTCTGTCCCTCAATCCAATGAAGGGTGGCGAAAGCAAATGGTCAACAGGCGAGTTTCTTAACGCCTGCTGTGGCAGGCAGCTTGGCGGCGTGACCTTAGTCGGCACCCCCGGCGGCATATGGAACCGTAGCCACGTCGAAGACTTGGTAACGCATAGCCCAGAGATGGTCGTCGATACACCGATCCTATGGCAAGGCGCGATCAACGACACTAAGGAAAGCTACAGTTTCATCCTTCAAGCTACGGGCAAGGGTGAGTTGCAAATCGAGGCGTTCGACGAGCGTGGCCGATACCTTTCAGCCATGCAGTTTCTCATCGAAGGCGACGGCGCAGAAAACAAATTCCCAGACGTGCCGCTCAACCGACAGTACGAACGCAAGTTTGAGCACCGATACCGAGGCGTTCAATTCCGTTTCACAACCAAAGGCAAGGGGCTGTTGAAAATCATCGGCTTCGCCGTGACCGTTAGGAGTTAGACAATGGCACGACTTAGACAGCAACACCCCCAGAACTATGTAAACTCTGGCAACATTCACACCGACTTTGAAAACGTGATCCGCTACCTCAACACAGCGGAGCTTGGCGACAAAACTGTAGCCGAGCTTATGGCGACTATCTTTAACGAGGAAGGCGTTTTTGATGGCCCAATTCAAATGCGGCTCGACGCCACCGCAGGCATCCAATACCGCATAGGTCAATACTCTGGCGCAGAAACAGGCTGGGTTACTATCGCAGACGTATCGACGTTTCGTGGTACGGCAGGCGCATCAGTCGGCAACGTCGAAGGCCCGTTCTTCTTTGGACGCGCTGACGTATTGATCGGTGGCCCAATCGCTACGCTTACCGTAACGGCAGGCGGTGCGAACTACGCGACTGTGCCGACAGTAACAATATCTGACCCGCAAGAAACTACAGGCACAACAGCAACCGCTACTGCCACACTGACAGCCGACGCAGTCACAGCAATCACAATCACTAACGCTGGCTCTGGCTACACAGCCGCCCCAACCGTCACCATCACTGGCGGCAGCGGGTCGGGCGCAACGGCAACGGGTACAATCGGGTCGGCCAACAGCGTTATCGGCTATTCGTTTGACCCGTCCACTGAAGACATTGTGGTCTACCGCAACGGTCTGCTTTTGCACGATACGACTACAGCGAACACAGCAGCGCAGTACAGCTACGACACAACCGCCAACACAATAACTCTTGCGGCGACTACCCCTGCTGTAGCCCTTGGCGACAAGGTCAGCATTTACTCTATCCGCTCGCAGTCGGTTACAAACTTCCGTCGTGTCGATAACGAAATCTCTGGCTCGACTACGCTGGTTTCGTTCGTACACACCGATGACGAAAAGATATTAGTCTGGCGCAACGGCATCTTGCAGCAACCGGGCGGCAGCGCAGACTATCTGTCGTCGTCTACGTCGGACACTATCACCTTCGTCGATACCGCAAACCAGCTAACAACTGGCGACAAGGTCACGATTATGACTGTCGAGAACCAGTCACTAAAGACCGTGGCTGGCATGATGTTTGAGGACGAATATACCAACGCCGCAGGCTACATCAACTACGCCAAAGTAGCAGTCCAAGACGACGAAATTCCGCAGGCCAAAGTATCTGCGCTGGCGAACACCCTTCTCAACAAAGCCAACATCTTATCGCAGTCTAATACCCCGTCCAGCCCCACGACTGGCGACCTGTGGCTCGACACGTCATTGGCCCCAGCGATCCTAAAATTCTACGAAGGTACGCAGTGGCTAGAGACTAGCCCAGAAAGCTCACTGCCTACGTTCGTGCAGACGAACGCAAACCAGTACGTGCGCGTCAACGGCACAGGCACAGGCTTGCAATACGGTGACATCGACTTTTCGTCAGTCGTACCCAAAACCTACATGGGCGCAGCCAACGGCGTCGCAACGCTAGACAGTTCGGGCAACCTACCAGTAACGCAGCTTCCCGAAACTTTCTCGACTGTGTCGATCCCGTTCTTCTCAGTTCACGAAGACAGTAGCGCAAGCATCGGAAACAAGACTTACTACCTGTCGCGTATCTGGAAACAGACAATCCGCATCGACGGGATCGCATACAAGCTATCGTCTGGCACCTGTACGCTGCAACTCGCAGTCGATGGCGTTGCGGTAGGCAGTACGTTCTCTGCGACGAGCAGCTTGCAGTCTGACAACATCGCAACGGTAATCGAAGTAGATGGCACAGTCGCTTCCAAACGCATCGAACTTATCGTGACTAATAACTCATCAGGTCAAAGCCTTGAAGTCGTAGTCGCGGCAGCAACGGTCAACGTGTAAGGAGAAAGATTATGGCAGGTCCAAGAAAAGGTGAGACAGCCGCAAATTTTTTACGCCGACTTAACAAAGAGAGCTACCCGTATTTTCAGACGCCGAAGGGCGACATCGAAGACATGGATCAGTATGACCGTGACGCTGCGCGTTACCAAGCTCTTGATTACTTAAAGTCAGCAGCCGCAAGCGGCGGCAACTTTGAACGGGCGCAGCCGCAATTAAATGTTGATATGCGTGGCCTAAGCCGAGTGTTAGATCAGCCCTTGCCGCCACCTCTTGAGCCTGAGACGCGGCTGATGGAAAACAAGCGACGTCTTAATAACAACATAGCGTTGACGTACATAGGTCAGAACCCCGCTGCCGCTATGCCCAAGGGCTACCGCGCAGACGCGAGGATGGAACCTTACCGCGTCAACAACTACTACACGAACGACATGTCTTTGGCCGATACTGAAAACGCGG